GCCACAACTCATTTATTTTGTTATGAATTTATTGATAGCAACTAAGTGAATCTATCTGAACGATATTCAACTATGATAATAAAGTAAGGGTTACCACCTAAGATATTTCTTATAATCTTGATGGGATTTCCGATACGATACTATCACAGTAGAACAAAGTGAGAATAGTATTACCAGGTCTACCTGGGAGAAGTGGGCGATGGATAAACGCGGCCCTTATACTGATCTGAGTAGGATAGTAATATATCCGCTCTACATATACTGTAGACGAGCGATTGCGCGAGGATAGATAGGAACTCATATCTATTAATCCTTATTGGTCGAGATCTTCACCATCTAGGTCGAATATTAGTCGTTTTACTAGTATGGCTTACGCGCACCCTGAAGGGGCTTAATACAATGCTCCAATTCTTATCGATCTGGTAAAGAATTGGGAAGAAACCCAGTATGAACGTATATAGTCATACAGGTTTAGTAATAGTAGTTTATACCAACTGATTAGGGGGAATTGCGATCTCATAATGATCGAATTGCGCCGTGGCAGTCGCTTGGGTGTACGTAAACGTAACGGTTCCACCAACAGGTGTTGAAACCGCGGAGAAGTACGCCTCATCGCCAGCTGCACCACTAGAGAATTGAATAAACTTTGCAAGACTATTACCAGCAGTAGTAGAGCACCAATTACCACTGTTAGCTGGAGAAGCATATTGAGTTGCACCAGCACCATAAACCACACTAGTTAAGTTAGACGTACCAGTGGTATTCTGTAAAGCATTAAATAACACAAAAGTACCTGCTTGAACAGCAGTTAAAGTCAATACTAATCCGACAGCATTCGCACTAAAGAAAGGTGCGCCTGATGCAAGAAGAAAAGTAAAGGCTGAAGTACTAAGGTTACCAGCTAAATGGGAAATACCAGATGCTACACCAAAACTAGGTGATAGAAGTTGAGGCATTCGGAATTCGACCTCATACTCAACCCAAAGCTTACCGATTGCAGCAGTAGTTCCATCATTGGAAACGATGAAAACTTGACCGGCATCATAAGTCTTTATATCCAGGTTCGCGGCTAATGGACCAGCTCTAACGAAATGCCAAGGACCCATTGGACACATCTTCGCAGGATCTAGGACTAAACATAAGTCAGAGACCCACGAGGAAGCTTCAACAGTCCCATCATACGTTGAGGCAATTTGCTCATTAGGAGGAACAGGATCAGCAGCATCGTACTCAGGTATCATCATTATCGAACCAGCTACATTAGATGTAGATCTAGTAAGATAACGATAACAGAGCTTTCGAAAACGATACTGTTCCCAGCCATTCGCTTGTGTAGATAACCAAGGGAATGAGCCTACGAGTCCAGGATTAATAGAGTAGGTATTCTGCACCGTATAGGTTGCAGATCCTGCTATATTACCCAAGAACTCACGGTGCTTAATAACCGTACCACCGCCAGTAGTAAACTGGACTGGTTTCCGAGTGGTAGCACCGATAGAGTAAGCTGCAGCAGCAGTAATAGGTCGTGTAAACGCCTTATTCTGCTTCTGTTGCTGCCTAGGACGAGGGGGTGGAGGTGGCCTTCTAGGCACTGGAGGTGGCATCTTGCCTTTCGAGTTACGCATTGCAGAATGAAGAGCAAGCTTCTCAGATTGGAAAGATAATGGTGATCTAAGTGATGGAGACTTATTAATCTCGGTAGAAGGATTGATATATTTTGGAGAGTTTCTATCTTCAAAATCTATCGATAAAGGTCCTTTGTAAACAGGGTGAATGTCAGCTTTATTCCAAGCTGATTTTATCTCGTTGAAAAGGTCAACAAAATTCTTCTTATCGGTCAAAAGGTTAAATTGATCACGTAGATCCAGGTCTTGTATTGGATCCCTCCGACCTGGAGGGACTGTACATTATAATATACAGACAACTTTTATGTATCTGTCCATCCGTGCAGTCTCTTGGCATTTATGCAATTGCAACTTAGCACTAAAATAATAGTTTTGGATGGTTTGTGTATTATAACCCAATGGGACCATACTTGTATTCATATAGCGTCCGCCGACAGTAGATGTCAGCCTCAACGTTCCTATGTTACTAACTCTGTCAATCATTCGTCCCTAGGGAGCATGGCTTAGCCTAATGCTGCTCCTTTTGCAACGAAATCTGAATTCAGGTGTTCGGCCATAGTACTAATAAGACTAACAACGTCAGCGTTCCTTACTTTCTTCCATATATGATAAACCAGCACATCTTTAATATATCTATTTGCATCAACGGCATGCGCCTAATAGGCTAACATAAGCGACGTACTATAGCATCTAGAATAATTCATTAAAGAGTAGTGAAGGACTACAGGTACTTCTTTGTTCTCGGGATCCCAAGCCCATATCACTAATTTAGTAGTGATCGATCTAATCATAAACGCGATTAGCGACGTTGCCTTAAATAAGGTCTTAGCATTGTATTAATAGCCTCTTCTTTAGAAGCCTGAGATCTTATAATTGGTGAAGAAAGCACTATACCTGTACATCGGTATAGTGATAGTGTCTCTTCTCCACCGTCGTTGAACTTCGACCCGGAAAGTTGGTTTGTGAAACTCCGCTTCTGAATACGTTTCTTGATCTTCATCGTATTCATAACTTGGTAGATTGGCCTTCTTGTACCACGATACGTCTTTAATAGTATCAAGTTTGGCCACAAGAGGTCCTGGACTGGGTAATCCATGGGATATAAGCGAACAATCAGAGAATAATAAATTTGTAGCTACGAGACGATCAGTCTTCGTAACCCGATAACGGAAATTTGGTGGTGGGTCAACACCCATACCACCAGACGTTAGAGGCAAAAATATATTCCTAATATGTTTCCGCAAAATAAACCTAGGATTACCAGTAGAACTAAATTTACCAGTTTCCGTAAGCATGAAGCTAGCACACTCCTCTCTTAAGCGATCCTTGTGCATGACCAATAAGGAAGAGAGGAAAGATGACTGCTTTCCAGGTAGAGAACCGGAAAGAATTTTATTCATATTAACACAAATACCCTTAAATTTATCATCTTCAGAGTTCATTACTTTCGACTGACAGAATACAAGTCCTGTATTCAAGAATGGGATTAACCATGGGGTGTCTTTACACCAGCCAGAGTGATCTCGCTTCAGTAAATCGTAGTGAACGGAAGTTGAATTAATATTAAGATATTTAGTATGTTGATATGCTTTACCAACAGACATCTTAAGCCCAACAGCTCCAGCAAGGGACAAGTGGTCAAACCAAACATGTTCCTCGCCTGCATAGACCATATCATCTCCATTGACTAGGACATGGTTAAGCTTCTCTTCGAAGCTCCAGTCTTTCATTCTATAGCTCATGACTGAGAAATAGATTCCTATATTCGCTAAACAAAGGATAGGAAATGAGAGGATACTGCCCATAAGTTGGCCATTCTCTTGCCGACCACCTGAGATAACAGTTCCCTGTTTTCTTATCTCTTTATCTACCTCTGCACAAGTTCGCAGCGTATGATAAGGGACTCCCTGACGGGAGCAGGTCTCTTTAGCAAGAGAAATGAATTCTTGGCTGATCTGTGTTTCTCCTATCTTACTAGGGTAATACAGATCATGAAGACCAAGAACCTTCTTAGCAATTCTCCTCTCATCGAAATCAAGCTCATAGTCAAGGTCTTCTCTAATTATAGTTTCGAAAATTCGTTTACTATATTTATAAGAAAGCCCATCTGTAGCGCCTGAATAGTCAATACTCATCCAATAATCCGAAAATTCGGCCTTCGAGGCAATATCAATTATATCACAAGGGGACAGAGGTCGTCCAATCAACCTAAAACACGGATAGTGTTTAAGGGCTGAGTGGAGAGCTTTCTGAAAGTTATTCATCCTATAATACGGCAGGGCCTCGCCTTTGGAGATTATTCTAATCTTCATAGGCTCGACGACCGCCTGTATCGTACAACGAATACGCCGCGAGTGACATTGATCGCCATCAAAAAGGGAATCAATAGGGGACATAATGAGAGTCTCGAGATTGATCTTTGATCTATTAACAAGGTCTAGCCAATTCTCACCAAAAGAACGTATACGAAATTCTATAGAGGTTGATGAATATAATTCACCTCTAACGTATATGGTGGGAAACCAATTCATACTAACTAATTCTAAACCAAAACCATCAGATGGAATATGACAGAGTTCTAAGAGAAAACCTAGCTGTCCCCCATTCCCACGTGTCCTTTCAAAACACGCAGAGGAGGAAGCAGGTCTCGAATCTATCGATCGCTGATGTTTAAGATTTTTGAAAAAATTAATACGAACTTCAGACAATAGGCGTTTAAAATCATTGTTTGAAAAGATCCGGTCTAGGGCTGATTCATCATCAGCACACGGATCTTTGGTAGTTAAAGTTCGAAGATGATCTTGATATGCCTTATCAATCAAGTCATCTGAGGCTGGTAGCGCAGATCTTTTCGCTTGAAACCAGCTAAACCAGAGATGAGAGTTTCTTCGACAGAACGAAACTAATCTCTGCCTCATCCATTCGCGGAGAGGACCTGACGGTACGAAGATCTTATCAGGTGTTGGAGGAAGGTCATTACGAAGATATTTAGCAAGAGGATAGGATAGAAGGTATTTACACCTTTTAACCCAGATCGTCTCACTAATAGAATCATCTAAGTAATTCTGCATTTGTTCCTTTAAGGCAGAAAGGATCTCTGCTTTTGCATTATGATGAATAAGCAAAACACGGAGTCCTTGATAAACGGCTTCAGTGCGCATGGGAATCGTATGACCAGACGCGCTATCTGGACACAAATCTGCAACCGCAGAACTGTCGTTCGGAGAGGACCCACTGTCCTCGGCAACTGCACACTTAAAGAATCTTGCACCATCTCTGATGAAGAACTCATCAGCGGGAAGATCCTTTAGTGCCTGTTCTTGTTGTTCCTTCAGCTCCTTGACGAAGGGAATTATACAATCAAGATCAGTACAGTCGCCATATTCTAGTGAGTGCTTTGAGCACAATTTGGGGTTTTCGTTCATTTCTGACATGTTAGACATACAGGAAGGCAAAAC